GATGTTCCGTACAGCACTCCGCTGCCGCAGGTCACCGCGCAGCAGCTCACGCCGACCGCACTCGATGGTGTGCAACTGGCGCTGCAGGCGCTAATCGGTCCATTGCCGACCGGCGTCACCAACGCGACCTATCGCGCCGGGCGCTGGCCGATGATGTCGGGCGACCGCTGGGGGCCGGGATGGACGGGATCGCACGGGAACTAAATGCCGACCATCCGCGAGGGAATTTACGAGCTATTGCGCTCGGTCACCATCACCACGAAGGAGCTGGGCAAAGTCCATATCGAGCCGTGGCTGTCGCAGCGGATAATAATCGATTCAGTCTGCAAAGGATTGTCGGAAGGAATTCATGAGTTCGCGATTCTTAAGTGCCGGCAGGTCGCGGCAACGACCACTTGCAGCATCATCGAGCTATTTTGGGCGCTCACCAATCCCGGCACGCAAGCCGCAATAATCGCCGATCGCAGCGACAATTTGGAACGCTTGCGCCGGATCTTTGCCGATTTCGTCACCTCGTTGCCGCGCGAATGGCGCGGACCTGAACATGCCATTATCAAGAACAACCGCAACGGGCTCGAGTTTGCAAACAAATCAGTGATTGATTTGTTGGCTGCAGGCTCGAATCCTGATTTGGGAGCGTCGCGTGCCATCTCATGTGGCCATTTCACTGAGTGCAGCCTCTGGCGTTCGCTGGCAGGGGTCGAAAGCCTTAGAGCTTCATTGGCTCGGGAAAATCCCCATCGGCTTTATTTTTTTGAATCCGTCGCCAACGGATTCAACTGGTGGTACAATTACATCCAAGAGTGTAAAGAAGATACTCGCCACAAGCGTTTTATATTTCTGGGATTTTGGTCGCAGCCGCTTTACTCCATTCCGCGGTCGGACCCCGATTTCAGGGTGTACATGCCCTCCGAAGGCGGCAAATACCAACTTACCGACGAAGAATTAAAATTGTCGATGTATGTAGCCGAGCATTACAAATATAAAATCAAATTCGAGCAAATAGCCTGGTGGCGGCGCGAGGCGCAATTCCGTCAGCCCGAATATATGTGGCGGCATTACCCATGGACCGAGCAGCAAGCCTTCGTCGCCTCCGGGCACAGCTTCTTCCCCGCACAGCGTATGCTCGATGTCACCGCTGGCTTAGAGGCGCGGCCTTTGTATCGCGGGTATCGGTACAGATTCGATGAGGAATTCCTCAAAAGCACGGTCGAGCAAGTTAGCAATCCGGAAGACGCGGAACTGCGCATATGGGAGCCGCCCGACGAGCTAGGCGTCTATGCCATCGGCGTCGATCCCAGCGGCGGCGGCGGCGGCGATGCCAACGACCACGCAATCCAAGTCTTGAGGGTTTACGCCGATCGCGCCATTCAGGTCGCCGAGTATCAGTCAAACAAGCCGTTGACCTACCAATGTGCCTGGGTGCTCTGCCATCTGGTCGGCGCCTACAAGAACCACCAAGCCAATCTCGAGATTAGCGGCATCGGTGCTGCCGTGCAGGTCGAGGTCGCGCATCTGCGGCGCATGGCGGAATCCGGAATGCTCACTTCGCTGCCGGGCGAAGACCCGATCCTCGAGATGATCGGCACCGTGCGCTGGTATCTATATTCGCGGCCCGACACGCTAAGCGGCTTCGGCAGCGTGCAAAATTGGAAGATGAACAATGACAATAAGGCGCAGATTTTCAGTGAGTTACGCGACGGCATGATGTTGCGGCAGCTCGAAATCCGCTCAGTGCGCTTGGCGCAACAAATGCGCGCGATTGTCGAGGACGACGGCTGGATCGGGGCGGGAGAAGACACTGGCGAGGGCGACGATCTGGTGATTGCGCTAGTCCTGGCCTATCATGCCTATGCGCAGCGGCAGCGCGATATGCTCATCGCGCAAGACTGGACGTGGCAGCGCATGCATGAAAAGCCGCCCATGGACGAAGACATAGGCAAGCAATTGTCGCGCATTTCGACGCAGATGACGCGGGCGATCTGGCAGCGCAATGACGACCGGCGGTCCGACACAAGGCGGGGACGATGAACGACAAACGCAGGGCGCGGAAACTGGCGCGACAATTTATTAAGGATCTTCCCGAATTCAGAGAGCACGAGGAAATATTTGTCGATGAAATTCTGAAATCTATGTGGGCAATCGATGCGGGGGAAAATTATGAAGTGGTGCTGGCTCACTGTATAATTAACATGGCCGAAAGGATCGCCGCCAATGCCCATAGTCCGTAGCTACTTTTGCGAAAAATGTGCCCATGCGTGGAACGAAACGCTGTCACTGGAACAGGCTGACGATCCACCACCCGCATGCCCATACTGTTTGGCTGCCGCGCGCCAGGAGTTTAAGCCTGTGGCTATTGCCGGGGCCGCTGCTATGTCGCGTAAGGCCGCGACAGAAATGGCTCAAACGATTGCTGCAGAGGACTATAATGTTGCAGACATGCAGGTGCATCCGAAGTACGGCGTCGAGAATGTGAGATACAAGGATACGACGAATTGGACCGGCATCAATGCCGATTTGGCGTCGGCCATGGCGGTCAATCGCGAGGACCGTATCAAGTTCGGGACTGGCTTAGATGTTTTACAGCATAATTTAAGAACCGGCGTGCAGCCGGACTTGATCGAGGCATCGAAGCGGCGATCGGCAAAGGTTTGGTAATGATTATTCGCAGATTTCTTGCGGATTGGGCCGAAATAGATCCTTATAATTGGATGTTGCCGGATTTACTTAATCTTGGTCAAAAGCATACAAGAATCGTAATATTTGGAAATGAATATTTTCCACAGTTATTAGCGGAGTTATAGATGCTGCGCATCCCCAAAGAACGCGACAAGCTTGAACTCTGGTTGCGCGAGGTCATCGACGAATGTCACAAGTCGTCGCAAGACCGCGACATGATCTACACCAACGCTGCGCAGTATTATTATTCAGGCAATATCGGCAGCCTCGCCGCCATCTACAACAAGATCAAGCCGATGGTCGAGCGTATGACCGGCATGATCTATTCGCCGACCGATTTGCGCTTTTCCATCGTTTATGACAGCTCGCAGGACGACAAAGTTTTGGAGATGGCGGAATTCGTGAGCGAAAAACTCACCGCCGATTTCCGCGAAACCGACAGCGATGTGCAATTCGGCGACGCGGTCAAATGGTCGCTTATTAATGGCTGTTCAATCATCAAGGTGACGGCGCAGGAACCGCCGGCAATTTCGTTCCGCTGCAGCTCGGTGCATCCGACCAATTTCGGCGTGCTGTCGGAATTCGTACAGAACATCGAGGATCAGGACGCTGTATTGCACGTCAGCTATCCGACGGTCGGCGCCATCTACGGCAAGCTTGTGCGCCAGCGCCATCCGCGCACCGATCAGATCATGGACGAAGTGCTCGCCTCGCTCAATCGCGACGGCCAGGATAATCGTCCGGCCTTCCACCAGCTCATTGTGGGCGGGTTGAATCCGGTCGGCGGCCTTGATCAGAAGTCGGCGCAAGCCGCGGGCGTCGTCAATGTATTCCCGATGGCAGTGCCGTGGCGGCCGCAACTGCAATATGCGGAAACGGTCAAACTGTGCGAATTGTGGGTCAAGGACGCCGACCGTCTTGACGAGTACGGCAATGCCGAGTGGACGACTTTCCAAGTGGTTTATCCCGATGTGATCCTCGTCGGTGACGAGCCGTGGGAGGAAAATCGTGGCCGCACTAATTTATCTGGCGTGCCGGGCCGCTGTCCGTTCATCAAAATCGCCCCTATCGTCACACCGGGATACTTTTGGGGCAGAAGCGTTGTCGCGGATGTGCAGATGTTGCAAGACATTCTGTCGACTAGGCTGGAAGACATCAAGGTGATGTGGGACCGCAATGCACGGGCGCCCTATGCGCTGTCCGGCTATACCAGCGTCACCACGGACATATTCGACAAGTTGTTGAGCCGCGGCGGCTTTATCAACGATCCAAATCCAAATGCATCCGCAAAAAAACTAGAAGAAGCGCCGCCGCCGAACTATCTCGAGGAGCTGCAATATATTGACGGACTCTTTGACGATGTGGCCGGATTTACTCCGGTTTCAACCGGACAGGGCGAAAGCGGCGTAAGGTCGGGCGTACATGCGCAAACTTTGGTCCGAACTTCTTCGCCGCGGTTAGTGCAACTGGCGACCAGCATCGAGCGGTCGGCGTCGTCGGCTGCCGAATTATGCGTCGAGACAATGAAGCACGTTGATCCGACGATTTACAAGACTGACGACCAGGGCATCAGCATGATGCTGCGCAACCTACCCGACGATTTTCAGGTCGTTGTCGATTCGCATTCGGGCTCGCCGATTTTCGCCGAGGATGCGGTACAGAAGGCCGTCGTTGCACTGAAGGCCGGCGCGATCGATCAGGAAGATTTCCTCCATATCCTGAATTTGCCGGGCAACCCGCTAATGCTCAGCAAACTGAAGAAGCGACAGAAGGCGCAGGCAAAACAGGCGCAGGAGGAAAAGCAGGAAGGCTTGATCCGCGATGTGCTCGGCCTGCCGGAACACAAGCGGCCGCAGCAGGCGGCAGGGGGCCGTCGCCGCTAGGGGTTGCAATAATGTCGCAATTCCCCTAATCGTATAGAGCCTTGTGCTCCCGGCGGCGGTCGCAGCACGGCATCAACCGGATCTTGTGAGTGGCATTCCTTGATTCTGCCGGTCCCGGCGATGACGCGGGGCCGCCTGATGCTGGTTCTCCATCCGCCCCGCCGCCGGGACCGCAAGGCCGCCCCGGCATGCCGCCGCAGATGATGCGGCCGCAGCGGACAACGCCGCCGGGCGCCGGCAATGTCGGCGATGCCATGTCGGCGATCGCGCAGGCATCAGTGATGCTGCGCCAAGCTTCCGCGAACTTGCCCCACGGCAGCAAGGAACTGACCGAGCTCAATCGCGCCATCGGCATATTGAATAAGATTGCGCCATCGGCTGCACAGATTGGTCCGCAGACGGTAACGCAGGCACAGCAAGGTATATCTGGCTTGATTCGCGCCGTGCTCGGCAATCGTTCGCGGCAGATGATGCAGCAAAATCCGCAACCACAACCAACAACGCCACAGCCAGGAGTATGAGACATGCCTCAGAACCGTTCATTTGACCCGCCCATCCTCACGCCGCCGGACCGGCCGCCCCGAACCATTATCCAGATCGACGTGGAAAGTCCGACCTCTTGTTGGGGCAATATTCCATCGATGCGTCCCGGATCGATCCCCGAGGGCGGCGTTCCGCTGCAGACGGCGATCACCGGCAAGAGCAATACTGACGGCGGACGCAGATAAATGGCCGATCCGCGTGATCCTGACCCGACAGGTTCGCAAGCGCGCGAGGATACTCGAATTAGAGGATATGGTGGCGCGCGCGTGGGAAATCCGCGCGAATTTGTCAGTCCTACAAGAAATGAAGGTTTCGGCATGAATCCCTGGCGCCGGGCCTTTCCGCAATACTACCGACAGCAACAACGCCGCCAATACCGCAACGGGTCACGCTGATGGAACAAGAAGCTTTGCAATTTCTTCGTTCAGTAATGTTGAACGAGGATGCCGACTTGGAGTTGCGCGTTGACGCCGCTGAGATAATCATCATGCAGGCGAACGATGCATACAACAAAGAAATTGACAAATACAATTCCGAAGTAGAGCGCCACAATGCCTAACTATAGCGACGAGCAGATGCGCAATCTGCTGGCGAATGCGCAAAAAGGTGTCTTCGCCGACGACGTTTTCCAGCGCGCCGAAAAGGACGACAAGGAATTCGAGTTCAAGGGCCGCACCGGCGATGCGCTGCGCGAGATCATGAAGCGCACGCACAAGGAGCTGCCGCAGCCCGGCTACGACGAGAAGCAGGAAGTCCTGCGCGAATTCCGCGCCTACAAGAAATCTCAGGAAGACAAAGAGGAAGCGGCGAAGAAAAAGGCCGAAGACGACGATTGGGCTGCCGAGCGCAAAGCGGTGCAGCAGCAAAACAAACTAACGGATGAGCAGATGGACGCAGTGTGGGAACACATGAAGAAGCGGCACATCGGCAATTGGGAAGACGGCGCCGCGGCGTGGCAGGCCAAGCAGCCGCGCATGACCGAGCCGTCCGACGGCCGCGGCGGCATGTTCATGAACTATCAGAAAATGGACGAATGGGAAGAAGTCGGCAAAGACCCAAACAGATATTTGGAGCGGGTCGTCGGCAGTGTCGCGCAGCAATTGGAAGATCAGGACAAACGTAGTCGTTACGGGAGATAATCATGGCCGCTACAGCTCTGCTAGGCCAAGGCTTAATTCCAGGCGGGCCTATTGGCGACGAACAGCAAGCTCTTATCCGTCGCGCCTACGCCATTGCCGTCGTTTCTCAGATCTACAGAGAAAATCCGACCAATGCCATCATGCTGAGAAATGCCATACGCGCATCTGGTGGTGTGTCGCCTTTTACACAGCCGGTGCAAGTGGGAGAATATATCGAGTCAAACTGGATCGGACCCGGTGGGCAGTTCGCGATTCCCGATGACAGGGCCGCAACTGTTAATGCTATGTTCAATCTCACAGCATTGGCGACGCCGATTGTTTCATTTGGTTTGGAACAACTTGTCACCATGGACGCGATCGCCGTGACAAGCAGGTTGATGTTAAAATTGAATGACATGAAAAACTCGGCGATTAAATCGCTGACGCATGCCTTGTTCAGCAACAACAGCACGGCGCCCGAGCCGACGTTGACGATGTTTGGATTGCCCAATGCCTACGGTACTACCGACGGCACGGTGCCTTACGGCGGCCTGTCGCGAACGACTTATCCGATGTGGAGCGGGCTTGCGATCACCGGCGGTATTTCGGCAACACGGGAATCGATGATCTTGACATTGCTGCGCACGGTGCAGCATGCCGGCGGGCAAGCACCTGATTTCGCCGTTTGCGATATCGCGACATGGGCGGCGTTGCAACAGTCGTTCCAGTCGCAAGAGCGTTATTTGAATGATCCGGCGTCGCGCTGGGGCAAGGACGACCCCGCGAATAGCGGCTTCCGGGGATTGCTGTTGGGGGACACCCCCATATTTTTTGATCTTAATGCACCACCGGCAACTATGTACATATTTAACAGTCGTTTCATTACGTACTGCATCCATTCCGATGCGTCGTTTGCTTGGTCGGGGTGGTATAGCTCGATCCCGCAAGGCCAAGTGGCGAGCGTCGGTCTGACAATAACGGCACTTAATCTTGTTTGCTCGCAGCCGCGCACAGGCGCCATCGTCACGGGCATCACCGGCGGCGCAGCGGGGTTCTGATGGCAGAGCGCGATCCATTCGCGGGTGTATCAGATCCTCGTACATTTGAATCGAGGACAATCCGTTATATTGAAGGTCGTGGCAATCCAAGAGAAATGATAACGCGAGAACGTCCACATCGCAGTGATCGTTATCCTATGATGCGTGATTGGAACGAAGGATATCGTGATCAAATGCGGCGCGAACGTCGCCGCTACCGCAGAGGACGCTAATGCCGATAAACCCATTGCATTACGGCTGGGATGTGCGGCATCCGCCGCGGCCGATCTTCGCCAACGGCAACGTCATCGGCTGGAATCCGCCGGTCGTCAGCAATGCCGGCCCGCACACCGATCCCAATTTCCCCACGGTGCCCAATCCGCCGTTCGGCAACCCCACCGGCTCGAGCGACATCCGCTTCAACGGCATGGTCATCGGCTGGAATCCGCCGACTATCGTCAATCCCGGCCCACACGATCATCATCCGGCCCCAGTGCAGGTACGACCGGGACCGGGCGAAAGCCAAAGTGCGTTCATGCAACGCTGCGAAGCCACCATGCAGGCGCCGCCGCACAATATGTCGAGCGGCGCCGCGACGACTTATTGCCAAACGCAGTGGGGCATGGGACCGCGCATGCTCGAGCCGGAAACGCATTCCGCCGCAATCGAGCGCCGGTCGGCCCCTCCTCCCGAACCGGAGCCGCCTTCCCGTTCCCGGCGGAAATGATAAGGTGGCGACATGCTCGCCGCCTATGTCGCTGAAACCCAAAGACTGCTCAACGATGAACAGGGGCAATTTTTTAAGTTGCCTACCTTGCACGATTACATAAACCGTGCTCGTCGCCGCATAGCGGCAGTTAGCGGCTGCCTGCGTATTTTTCCTGAAGGCATCCATACTCACAATGGGCAGGAAAAGTACCCGCTCAGACATTGGGTCGCGGCGGCCCAGGGCCAGATGCCGGGAGCGGGCGAAGTGCTTCGCGTCATGTCCATCGCCATCGCCATCGGACGCGGTCCCGGAGCCTGGAAACCGACTTGGCAGCAGGTCGCATCTTGGACTGATTTCAATGCTCGCTTTAGGATCTGGAACCGTACCTTTGTCGGTGTAATTTCCGAGCCCGGGTGGTGGTGCCAGTATGGCGTCGGCGAGGCGGCGGAAATTTATCTGGCGCCGATCCCAAGCATCGAATGCCCGATAGATGCTGATTTGTTTATCGTGCCTGCGCCATTGCTAGATGATGAAGACAGCGAGCCGCTGATGTACCCTTGGACCGATTGCGTGGCGTTCTGGGCGGCCACGATGTGCTTATTGCAACAGCAAAGGCGCGAAGATGCGCAAGCCATGACGACGCTGTTTAACCAGCTCATGCCGGAAGCGGCCGCAGTCGTCATGCCGGTCATGGTGCAGTCGCCGTATGGTCCCGGTCATATCAGGTCGGCGTGATGGCAAACGATTTTCCGTTGTCATTAGAGGAAGCGGGGAAACGCACTCGCGCGCAGAAACTTGGGCCGCAGCCTGGTCGATTATATCGCTTGCAGAAGTATGATAATCTTGGCGCTATTCGCCCATTCGGACCTGGCGAATATCTGCACAATCCCGATGGCAGTATGAGCAACGAGGAAACCTTGACGGTGCAGCGTCCTGACGGCAAATGGATGATTGTTCCCGGTCTATGGATGGTCAATGGACAGGCCCATAAGGTTGATGATGATCAAGCATTGCAATACGCGCAGCAAAGCGGATTGATTTGGCCTACATTTGAAAATCAGAACTGGGCTAATCAATTCGCCGGTCACCGAGAAGCAATTTGGGAACGTACCCCACAAGGGCAAACGGATGCGCAGCCGCCGCTTTGGTCGCGACCATTGCCTGGTTATGATCATACAAAATAAATGGCAATCCAGTCCGCCAACGTCCCGACCTTAATCACGCTTGACCAGTGGAAGGGGATGAACAATCAAGTCCCGCGAGGCAGCATTGATGACCAAGAATTATGGTGGAGCGAAAACTTTTTCCCCGTCGCGCCCGGCAATCTGCGGACAATGTGGGGGCCAAGCCCGCCTGTCTACACCGTTCCGAGTGGCCTTACTATACTCCGCATATTCTTCGGAAATTATGGAAACGATCTGCCGCAGTACGGTCAACCACCCCCCTCGCGAAAAGGCTGGATGTTTTTGTCGGACGGATCGATTGACGAAGTCGACCTCGACACCAAGGCGGTAACGCGCATCGGCGGCGGACGTCCGCTGTGGAAGGACATCCCGCCGAAGCATTGGGCGGCGGCAAAGGTTTGGAGGCCGCGATGGACCGGCGACGTGCCCGGCGAGATTGGCGGCGTTCTATTTGGTTCGCCCGGCGGCGATATGCCCGGTCAGCTCGGAGGGCTTGTAGCCTATGACGGATCGACTGGCGGCCCGCATGGTGACGGCACTTATGTTGCGGGCGATCCCGCACCTAATTGGCTCACTTTTGCGGATGTCACTGGCGCGGCATGGACGACAATGCCGTGGGGGTTGCCTGACATTTACTGCATGGAGGTTTTCCTGTCGCGATTGTGGGTCGCTGGCAAGGATGTCCTTAGTTTCTCCGCACCGACTAACGCCACTGACTTTAGCGACGTTGATGGCGGCGGATCGATTGCGTACAGCGGCAACAATTTGGTTTATACATACACCGATATGATGGCGACCGAGGGCAACGGTCCTTCGCTATACTTGTTTGGCGATAGTTCCACCGACATGATCAGCAATGTGCAGATGTACGGCCAAGGCACGCCGTCGCAGCCATATACCACCGTGTTCACTTATAGTCATGTTGATACGCAGATCGGGCATCGCTATCCGCGTCCGGCGGCGGCTTTTGGACGCTACCCGATCATCGCCAATGCAGGCGGCATCTGGCAGGTATTCGGCGGCGACAACAAGGATGTCTCGCAGAAGATCAAATCGCTCTACTACACGGTCGATACTTCTAATTTTTATCCGACGATGGCGGTCGCCAATACGACGTTCGGCTATCGCGTGCTTTTGGTGAACGGGGAATTCACCGACCCGTTCGGGGTCAAGCGGTCGATGATGCTGGTCTGGGACGGCGAAAAATGGACCGTCGCCAGCCAGGGCCTGGACTTGACCCATATCGGCCAATACGAGGACAATACGGCGCTGGTGCCTTACGGGACGGACGGTACGTCATTGTACCAATTATTTTGGCTGCCGAGCCCGACATTGCCGAAACGGCTATCGACCAAGGCACTGCGCGGATCGGGCGAAAACGCTTTCCTCACGATCAAGAATTGGAAACGCATCTATGTCGAAGTTACCGACAACACTGGAACGGGCATTCCGTTATTGGTGCCGCCGGTGCCGGAGACTGTACCACACGGTGTTTCACTGATTGGCACATTGACCACCGCGGGCGGCGGCATTCCCAACGGGGTCGAGGACATCGGCTTCGAGCTGCCGGTGTCGGGCGGTTCCAGCGGCGACCGCGGCTGGCCGCCCGATTTCGGCAGGCACGGCATCATCCCGCAGGCGGTCAGTGGACAGGGTATCTATGGAGCGGTTGACTTGCAGACACTCTCGCCAGACGCTAGTATTGAGAGACTACACCTAGCGGTAGAGGACCGCGTTCTGTTCGGAGCATAAGGAGTACAGAAATGGCAAGACGTAGGCATGTGGTTCGCCGCCATAGACGTCGTGGACGCCGGAGGATTCGGTAATGGCCCGCAGACTGAAACAGACAAGACGCGCAAAGCGTAACCGCGCCCGCAAGCGCAGAAGGCACGGTCGTTAATGGCTCGGATGCGTGGTCGCCATAGAGAGCGGTCGTCTATGGGCTTTGTGCCGCCGCAGCGGATTCGCACTCCGAGGACGGAAGTGCCGATCCACCGTCGGCCGCCGGCCCATGCCATGCACCGGCTGCGGCGCGGCCGCCGCGGGCGGTACTGATGGCAAAAAGGCGCAGAGGACGGCGCGGGCGCAGCGGCCGCTTCGTGGGCCGCCGCTCGCCGCTTATGCCCGGTGGCAGGACGGGCAGCGTTCGTGCTAAGCGCAGGTGATGGGCGGCAAGCGGCACCGGCAAAAGGGCGACCGGATTGAGCGCGAAATCGTCGCGTGGCACCGTTCGATCGGTATCCATGCCGAGCGTTATCCGCTTTCGGGTGCTACTCGATTTCGCGGGAGCGGTCACGATCTTGACCTCTACATATTCGGTCGCGAGGAAGCGCCTGCTGTTACGGAAGCTAAAGGCCGCAAGGATGGCGCGGGCTCTAAACTTATCCGTAGGTGGTTAGGTGAGAACGACCAGCTTATCCTCAAGGAAAACCGAGAGGATTTTCTTGTTGTCATGCCTCGTCGCACTTACGAGCGGCTTGTTCGCGAGTCAGCCGGCAAAGGCGGCATGCGCGAGTGGCGCGTACAGAACGGAAATGCAGATGTACCGGGTACATCGGTGCCCGACCGGGTATCACAGGATCAACGGCGTTTGCAGGATGATCCTGCCACACAGGAGGAGTGATTATGGCCACAGCCCGGCAGAAAGCGGCAGCTCGCCGAAATCTCCGTAGAGCCCGCGGGCGCAAGCGCCTGTTTAGGCGGCGCTAATGGCTCAAGATCCATGGCCGCGGATGCGGGCCGAGCCCGGTTCTTGGTTTTTGGCGCCCGGCATTCGTCAGCGCACCAATCGCGAACTCGCCGGACCGCTGCGGCCCGGCATTGCCGGAAGCGTCGGGGATCGCGGCGGCGCCGTTGCCGACCGCAGTAGGGCGTCCGACATGGGCATGGACGGAATTGACCGTCATGTGGATATGATTGGAAAACACAATAACACCGGCATCACCACCAGTCTCCTTGCCGACCGAGGCGGTCGCCGAAACGAACCTCGCCGCTAAGGTCCGGCCTATTACCTACGCCGATGTCGATTGGTTCATGGACATCGGCCGCCGCCGCTATCCGCCTGACTGGTCGCTGATTGGCACTGAGGCTTGGTTGCGCAAGCGGGTACTGCCCAATCCTGAAAGTTACCTCGCAATCCGCTCCGACCACGCCGCCACGGTGACCATGCTATCGGCGCAGCATTGGACGCCGCACAGGTTCGAGGCTTTGGTGCAAACGACAATGGCCGAAGAAGGCTGCATGTGGGAACTTTTCCCGCTGTTGCGGGCGTCGCAGGATTGGGCGCGCAAGCGGCGTTGCGTGAATTGGAAAATCGCGACGGAAACGGAGTATGATTTGGGGCCGATGGCGCGGCGCGTCGGGGCCAAGGAAGCGAAATACTGGATCGTGGATTTCTGACATGGGTAAGGCTGCAGCTGCCATTCCTAGTTTGGTTAATGCATTAAGCAGTACCACGCAGGGTAGTCCGGGAGGATTGACACCTGATGAAGCGGCCATGCTGCAGTTCCAGGCGCAGCAGGAAGCGCATAAAGAAACGGCGTTTTATGCCGATGCAGGTATCCCGTACAGCTCGGGTCTTGCCATGGATCTCGGTAGTATTGGGCAGCAGACGGCCGCTACTGCCGCCGGAATCGAGCAGGGCAATCAGCAATTGGCCTTGCAGCAGCAAGCCTTGCAGGGCAATGCCGCCTCCGCATTAGGTTCGGCGGCGGGCGGGTTAGCTAATCTCGGTCAAGGCTTGAGCAATCCAAGCAGTCAGACGGGATAAATGGGCAAAGCGGCAGACGCAGCAGGAGCAGGCGGCGGCCTTTTTGGCGGCGCTGGCGATGTCAGCGGTGCGGCTGCGGATGCGTTCGGCGGTGGCGGTCTCGGCAGTGATTTAACTGGCGGACTGCTCAGCGGCGATGGCGGCGGCGGCTTCGACATGTTCGGTAATCCGACCGGAGGCATGTCAGGTGGCTTTTTCGGCGGCCCGGGCGACCTAAGTTTCGGCGGCACTGGCGGCATGGGCTCGAACCTCTACGACCAAGCCAGTACCTCTGACTTGGGCGGCCAGAACGCAGGCAACATCGGCGACCAGAGCACCACGAATACCGGGGTGCCGACCGGCGGCGGTCCCGGCACCATGGGTCCGACGGTCGCCAATACGGCGCAGCCCGATACGTCGCTCAATGACTATTTGAGCCAGATTCTGCCGGTACAGGGACCGAGCGGCTTGGGCGGCACTGCGGGCATTCAAAGTCAGACGATGCCGGGCACGTCGATCGGCGGCGGGACCAGCACTGCGGTCGAGAGCGGATTGCCGGGTGCAGCAACACCCTACGGCGGCGTGGGCAGTTCTGCCATTCCCGGCGTGCCGCAGATGGCGTCCGCAGCGCCGGTTCCCTACGCCATGCAAAGCAACGTCGGCAATGTGCCGGGCTCTTTTGCATCGCCATCGCAATTTGGCCCGACGCCCGGAACGGGCGTGGGGGCAAGCGCAGACGTCGAGCCGCAATTTTCATCGGCCGCTCCTGCCGCCGCAGCACCCACAGCAAGCGCGGCGGCGCCTGTGGCGCCTGCCCAAGCGGCTGCCGAAGCTGCACCCGCCGCGCAAGCCTCGCAGGCTGCGGCCAATGTGACGGCTCAGAATGCCCCTGCGGCACAGCAGCAAGGTGGCGGCGGCGGCGCCGCCCAAATCGGAAACATTCTGCAAGAGCTCGGTTTACCGAGTGCGGCGATTTCGGCTATTGGCGAAATCTTCACCCTATTGAGCGGCCACGAAAATCCGATCCAGTTCTTGCAACACATGATCGGAATGCTGCGCGGCGGCGGCATGCAGCAAGGCGGGCAGCAATTCGCCGGGCCGCCCGAACAACGTGGCTATCCCGGCATGCAGCGAGGACAGGCATTGCAGGTCGGCCAGGTGATTAACGGTTGGCGCTATAACGGCGGCGATCCGCGCGACCAGAACAGTTGGACGTATGTGGGTAGCAATGACGGCAATGGTGCACAAGCCCCGCAATGGGCGCTCAATCCGAACCTGACAACGGCGCTGAATGAGTGATCAAGACCCGGCATATTCGACTGCGGATGCCAATCCAGACCCCGGCATGTTGCAGCAAATGCCGTTTACGCCGGGCAATCTTGCCGCCATTGATCCCGGCATTCTGGTCCAGCCGATCCCGAATGCGTCGCCGCCGGCAAATCCGCCGACCAGCGGGATGGATCGCAGATGGGCAACGCCGCTTGATCGCATTGTCGGCACCCGCGGCGACCCGCGCGGCTTGATTCCCTATATTCGCAGTACAGCGGAAAAATACGGCATCAATCCCGACGTCGCAGTGCGCGTGGCGCGGTCGGAAGGGCTTGGGCAATTTCTTGGCGACCAGGGACGCTCGGGGGGCGCCTTCCAGCTCTACACCGGCGGCGGCATCGGCAATCAGTTCGAGCGCGATACGGGACTAAATCCGCTTGATCCGCGCAACGAGCGGGCGACGATCGACTATGCGCTGCGCACGGCCCGACGGGTCGGATGGGGACCGTGGCACGGCGCGCGGCGCATCGGCATCACCGGCTATGACGGCATCAATCAACCGGCAGTGCCGCAGCAGTACATTCCCAATCCGTATCCGCCGCAGCCGAGCGAATACGGCCGCCCCGATAATATCCTGAAGACGGCGCAGGACTATCCCGGCGTGGTCAATTCGCCTTACATGCCGCAGCCGGGTGCTTCGACCGGCATTCTTACGCAAGCCTTGCAGGCCATGTCGCGCTACGGCATTACCGGCGCGGTGCCGACGATGCGGTTTCTGGCGGCCTATATTGGCGCTGCGCGCAGAGGGCAGGTCGAGGCGGCAAGACTGTACAAGGAGCAGCACGAGGAGGCATTCAAGGAACTGCTCGAGAGCAACAGCAAAGATCTGCAGGGGATCGGTTATTGTTACGACGAATATCAGCCCAAGGGTGATTGGGACGGCTTCCAGACCTGTATTGCCAGCAATGGCGGGAACTTGACCAACAATCGCGAGCTGCAGAAGGCGATCAGTGATCGCAATTGGGGAGAAGTCAAGCAATTCTCCGATGCGGTGCATAAAAACTGGCTGACGGCGGCGAAGGTGGGAAGCCAGCGCAGCAAAGCAGCGGGCACACCGCCCGACGAAAGCAGTTTCGGCTATCCGAGCCCCGATGAAACAGCGCCGAGTGCTGCACCCGCTCCGTCTACAACGACGCCTGCGCCCAGCCCTGCTACACCGGCACCGACGGCAACGCCGCCAGACAGCGGCTTGACGGCGCGAGACCAAGTTCCGACTGACCCCAATGCGCCGCCTGCCATCAAGGCCATTCCCGAGGACGTGAAACAGATGGGCCGCGATATGCAGATCGGCGGCGCAAGTTATAAACTGCCAGAAAAGACCGCGCCGCAAGCGATTACGCAATCAAATGCTTATGATGCCTATCTTAACGACCAGATGAACAAGGCTTGGCAGACACTGAGCGGTCAACAGTTGATAGACCGTATCAATCAGTTAAACCCAGCCGTTGTTGGGCTGATGCAGCGAATAAAGGACGGCAAGGATCAATTACCGGCAAGGGGTACATCGGGTCAGGCTTTCAGGGCCTTGATGGACAACTTGATGACAAAAGCTTACGGCAACGGTTGGGGCGGCTTGTATCAAGCACGGCAAGATTCAATTAACGATTATCGTCCAAACGGGCATGCCGGCCAAGCACTTTATGCAGCCGGCAGGTTGGGATCATCATCGGCCGAATTGCTCAATGCATTGAAGGCAATCCCCCCGAACGATATTCCGCTCAAGAACGGTTATTCAAAATGGCTATCCAAGACGGTTACTACCGATCCTCGTTGGGCGGCAGTCTATGAAGCCGCTTATGATTTTATAACTCAGTCTGTAATCTTGCAGCGTAACGGCCGCAGCGCGCATGCCGATGTTTCCGCGAGAATGCAAGCTGTCATGGATACCGGCGTTCCCGGTCAAATTCGCGCCGGATTGAAGGTTGCGGCGGGCAACGACATGGGATCGATAGATACTTTATTGAAAACGTGGAATAATCTCGATACAGGCCGTCAATATCCCTACACGTTCAATGCTGATGCAGCCAATGTAACGAATACGGTTGCAACAAGGCTCGATGCACCGAGCGGTTATTTTCTCGGCAATCAACCGGTCCCATCAGCATTGGCAGCAGGCGAGCCCGGTGCGCGCACAACGACGCCCGGCAGCGTGCCGGCGCCGCCGAATGTCAAGGAAGGACAAACCATCAAGACCCCGGACGGACGACGCTGGATCATTCGCGGCCAAGATGCAATCCCGATACAGTGAGGTTAACGATGTCGATCCTGACGCCCGATTTTCTATTCTGGTTCGCATGCGGCGCCGGCTTGGCGATAGCAACCTATCGGTGGCCCTAGATGGCTGATCCCACTAACCCGTTTGCCGGCGGTTTTACGACAGGAGATGCGCCTGCTGCGCCGGCTGCGCCTGACCCACACGATCCATTCAAGGGCGGCTTCACTGTCGAGCCCGATCCCAATGCCCCGCCACCGAAGCCGCCGGTGTCGACCGCGGGAACGACGGCAGCCGGAGCGGTTCAAGGCATTGTCGGCTATCCTGAAACCGCCGCGCAAGCCGCCGAGCGCGCAAGCGGTTATCATTTTGTGCCCCGCTGGCTGGCGCAAAAAGGCGCGCATTTAAAAACCTATGCCGAGCAGACGCCTGCCGGCAGGGCAGCTGAATTCGGCACATCGGTCGGCGCGACAATCCCATTCCGCACTGAGGGATTGGTTCCCGGTGCGCTAGCATCGATATTCAATCAGCCGGTTCTTAATGCATCGTCGAATGAGGATTATTGGCGCACCTTGGGCGAGCGCGGCATCGTCGGCGCAGTGCCTCTCTTGGGGTTAACCGGCATTGCCGCCCACGATCGACCGACGCAGGAATTTTATGATTGGATCTATAACGGAACAGGTGCTAAGCCGCCGACGCGGGATGTCAATCCAGGCGCAAAGGCTGTCATTCGAAATGATCTAGGCGGTCGGCTCAATGTGGTCAATTCACGATTGACCATGACACCGCAGAACATGACGCAACTCGCCGCAAGTGTGGCTCAGGATTTAACACCTGCAGCACAAGCCCGGTGGGCGAAGATCTTCAAGGACTATGTCGAAGATCCGGCTATGGCTAATCCGAACATGACCGGCCGGGATTTTGCCGATTACCTGTCCGATATGACCGCCGAGCGCACCAGATTGGCACAAGGTGCACGCGGGGCTGGCCGCGATTCCGATGAATGGAAAATGGTGCGCGGGCTGCGGGCTATTCATCGGCAAATCGCGCAATCTGCCAGCGGCTCAGCGGCAGATAAAGCACTGCAATCCAGGCTATTGAGGGCTTATGCGCGGTGGGGCGTGCTCGACACGGCAGCGCAAGCCCGTAACGGCGGCCGGGCAACGGCGCGACAGTTGATCAGCGCCGCCGAAAATCACAGCCACAATTACAGCCGCGATTATGCAAATGATCCCTTTCTTCGCCGGCTTGAGCGTCACCGATATAGCGAAGCCGCCAGGGGAACCGAAGCAAGTCTTCCGGCCCCCGCCAATTTAGCCTTGAGCGCATTGCTTTATCACATGAGCCCGATGCTTGGTGCCGGCCACGCCGGCTATTGGATGGCGCACAGAGCGCTTGATCGGCTTGCCCACAATGCAGCGGTGCGTCGAGCCCTTGATGCCGCGGCCCGGCGAACGGCGACTGTGGGAGCCGTTGCCGGGCAGGCACAGCAGGCGGCATCGAACTTGAGCCCGACCGGCGGCTATTCGCCATGACCGATCGCCTCGACCGCTACAACCTCGCCGCCCGGCTCGAGAAATTGGGCGACCGGCTGATGACGGCATGCGAGAACGGCGAGGAGGTCGACAACCGCATTGCCATATGCACCCAGATCGGCGCAGTGTGCCGCATCGCGTTGACGCTCAAATCGCTGCGCAAGGAACATATCGATGACGGATCAGAGCCAGCCGGCAGTGCCGTCCGAAAGTATGCCGCCGAGTTCGGTCAAAATAACAAACGTGCGGCGCTTTCCCGATCCGCCGCAGCCGACGACGACGACGATTTCGACGCCCTCTCCGGCGACGACGACTAATCCGCCGCCCGAGTTCGTGCAGTTTTCCATCTACAAGACGAAGTTCGTCGCCACCATGGACGCCATTCGCAAGGTTCTGGCGGCGCGCCTCATGCTGGGAATTGCGCTGGGCGGGGCAATCTATCTGACGGTATTGGCGGGTAATGACCCGTATAAGCTATTGGGGTTGTTCATCTATTGCCTGTTCTCGTTAGGCGGCACTATCTGGCTTGCTTGCCGCGAATAGCCAGATCTTCACTGCGCGGCGTAATGTCGTGGCAAAATCATGTCTGCGCTTTACCCAGCGCATACCCAGCACGGTGCAACTATAGCCACGAGTTTTTGCGCTCGACCGTGCAGAGCGTATCGTTGTGGCTAGCGCCGTGACACACAATGAGGATTTCCACTGTCTGAAACCCGCGCTTGAGCCCGATCCCGGTTGTGCTCCAGCCAAATGAGATAACATGGCCGCCGCTCCGCACCTTGGGCGCAATCGCGTCGCGAATAGGCTTTGAACAACCCTCACTGTTGTCGAACAATTCATGGCCGTTGCCATTGTAGCATTCGTTGACTTGCGCAATTGAGTACGGCGGATCAAGCACAACACCGGCTAAAGACAAGTCAGCAAACCTGCCCATAAACTCGATTGCATCCATGCACTCTGGCTGGCCATTCTCCGGGTCAATATCATTCCTGAATTCCGCGATGATGCTTTTACCGGCAAAAGGATCTGCCCAACCGCGACCGACAGAATATTTGCCAAGCAACCGCTTGATCGACGGCACCTGAAACGTCTGCCTATTGGGCATCGCCCAAGTACGATAAATGCGTATCGAATCGAGCAGCGTGTCACTCATTTTGTCGTCTGACCCAGCGTATGATCACGCCGAAATCTTCGCGCTATTTCTCGCTTGAGCCATTCGTTAATTCGATTGTCTTGAGCATTTTGCGCGCTACCTTGGTTGAAGACTCGATTCAGGCGGCAAATGTCCTCATGCGACAGATCGTTTTGACGGCGTGTCTGCCAACCTGTCATCGCGCCTTCGCCAGTTTTTCGCTTGTCCATCTGTCTTCCCGTACCTTCACTGCGCGTGAAAGGCTGGCGCGGGCAGGGTACTGCGATCCCATTTAAGACCCTAGCATGTCGGGCCACCCGCATAATCCTGCGCTTTAAGGTTTAATCCGCTTCGCGTTCCCTTGCCCGCACCCGCAACTCGAAAAATCCGTCATGTTCGGGATGGATGTCCATGAACCAGCGCGCCAGCTCGGCGGTCCAGTTGTTATTGCATTTGAAGTCCTCGTCGCCCTTCTCGACATCGAAGTGCCAGCGAATGCGGTGCAGGATTGCGTCCGACGAATAGTGCTTGCGGCCCATATTGATCAGTTGATAGGTCAACCGCTCGAACAAGTCGACTACGCCCGGGGGGATATGTGTTACATCGTATTCCGGCGGACGCGGTAGCGGCGGCGGTGCGCGCAGTAGGTCGAAGAAGTCAGTCATTGATCACCCAATCAGTGCGAACGATGTATTCGCCCATTGCCCGCGCCCGCTCGGTTTCCTTGTCCACTTCCGCGCAAAAGTCGTTAAGTACTTGCGCCAAAAGGCGAATAAATCGTTCGTCGCGACCATATTCAAGACAAACCATCGGCGTTTGCGGATGCCAAGAGAAGAATATACTTTTGTCGAATTCGCCAACATACATCTGCCCCTGCACTTGCGCGCGATAGGCGCCGCCGGGGCCATCGAGCAGATAGCCGAGCTGCGTATTGGCGTGCGGGCATTTGATCTCAACGCATGCGTTCTTTCCGGCAATCAAGCGGTCGGGACTGCAGCCGATCTTGCCGTCGTTGCTGGTGATGAAGCCCACCGGCATCAGTTTGACGCTGAGCACGTCTTGCAGAATGTCGGCGGCTTCAGGCTCGAGCACTCGGCCGCGGCGCACTGCTGGGATATTGCTGAGATCCGTTTCGATTGGGCGGCCGAGCAGCCGTTCCGCGACTAACTGATACAAATATTTGCGCGCAGTGCTCGGCGTTTCCTGATTCCGCGAAATAAAGTCCTTGACCTTGCCGAGCGGGGTGATCAAGCAATCGAATTTGGAAGCGGTGGGGATGCCCAGCCGCTTCTCGAACCATTGCTTGCTGCCTTGTTCAACGAGATGAACGAGCATTACGCATCCTCGTTTTCACGTGACCCAATTGCCGCAATGTTTGCACTTGGCCTGCGTTGATTCAGTACGGAATTTCATCGTTCAGTTCGTTATCCTGCTCGATGCTGACCGACCGCACCACGTCGTGATCAGCATCATCCCAGCCAACGATCTCAAAGGTCGGGGCGAAGTTCTTGCCGTAGCGGCCGGTTCGTTCTGCGGTGCCGATTTTTATAATCGGTTGTCCGCAATCGAATAAGCGTTTTTTGCGTCGTCCATAAACGGCGCATAACGCTGCCACTGCTGGCTTGCCCCATTCCGCCGAAGTGACAAAGACAACGACTTCGTCGGTGTCCTTATCCTGAAGTGGCAGCATGAATTGCAGCGACCACGGATCGGAGTGCGGGCCGTTAAGGCCAGGCGGCCATTGACTTATTTCCTGCTCGTCCATTGCCAGAATGTCGATGCCGCGACGCTCGAGTTCGGCAGGGATCTCGTCGCGTTCAGGCGGCTGTTTGCCGTCGATCATGCGGTAAGTCAGGCGAGCAGTAGGTTGACCGGCCTCAAAGCGTACCCATTCTTTGGCCCACCCGACACAATGGGCGATGTATTCCTTGCCAAGCGGGATTTCCTCATCGCGGATGAAATAGTGGCCTTTCTTATGCTTCAAGAGCCGCATGCTGCGGCCTTCGTCACTGGCGGCGGCTTTGATAAGCGCCTCGGCTTCGGCGATAGCGACGGGATTGGGATTATGCGTTGTGATCTCGTTGCTCATTTCTTCCTCTTGTTCGCTTTCTGGTTCTGGCTCGAGCAGACGCGCCAGCTCGTCATCGTCGCTGCGCGTCTTCCATGCATCGTAGGATGCGCTAGGGAAATCTCGCGGCATTACAGATGTCCCAGCACGATCGGCGCAATAGGCTTTGCACGCACGCAATCGGTGCCGTCACAGGCGAGCCACGATTGCGGTACGCCGGGAAACCACCATGCCGGCGCGCGGCTATTTTGCGGCGACGGCGTTGCGGTGCCCAGGACGACCATCGGCACCGGGCGCACAATGGTGAAGAGATCGCCCGCGGGCGGGCCGCCGATGCGGTCGGCGGCGACGGCTGGCGCCGCGACGAGCGCGGCGCTACAAATGATTGCCATATTACGCATTAGGCACTGCCACGATAAGCGGTTCGTGTTCAGCATTGCCCAGCCGCAAAAATTGCGGCCACATGCCGACATATTTCATGGCGAACATGATACGGGCGCGATCGCGATCTAAGCCGCCATTGCAGGCGATATATGGGAATCGCTGTGCATTGGCTTCGATGCCCTGCCAAGCAATTGACAAGGCTTCTTGTGCATTTTTTGGTTCGGTCATTATTTCGGCTCCCGGAACAGTGTTGCGGTGATCATCTCCATCGCCTTTGCCGTGTTCAGCGCCATGTTCCTGTCGCGGCGGGCTTCGGCGTCCAAGCTCAAGCCGTGATCGACCGGCGGCGGCGCATCGGCACCAATGGACATCTGCTGTTCCGGTGTCATGCAATTGCGGTCGAGATAGTTGGCACACATCTCGAAGCAGTGAGCGCCATGCTTGTAGAGTTGTTCGCCATTCGGATATGGAATGTTCTTTTCCTTTTCCGCCATCTTGAGCGACCATTCGTGCATATACATAAAATGATCGTATGCTTCCTTGATCGAGACAGGCATTGCGTCCTCCATTGTTTTAGCGTGCTCGCGGCTTGGGTCATTCCCCGGATACCAGAGGCAGCGTCCTGCCTGCGCTTGTGCCGAGTCTCCCGGCATCGACCCCACTCCGCTCGGCATCTGTCGAAGCTGCCGCGAGCACAGTGCGTCTTATACGCTTGACGACGCCCCGCGTCAATAGTAATGTGTGACGCATGAACAGCAAGCGCATCCCGATCGCCACCGTTCTCGCCAAGGTCGCAGGCGATGATTATGCAGCCAAGGCGCGAGAGATCGGCACCTATCGGCAAGTGCTGTGGGGCTGGCGCAACGGCCGGGTGCCGGCCATGCGGCATGCCAAACGGCTGGCAAAACTGACCGGCTATTCAGTGCAGCAGATCAGGGGAACGCGGAGGGTGATTTATGAGTGACCGTGTGCTTGCCCTTTGGATAGGCGGTAATGCGCTTGGCATAATTGTTTACATCATCTGGCTCATTCACATCGGATTGCATATCCAATGAAATTCTATTGCGGATTGCATCATCCCGGCCATGCCGTTTACCTCGACCGCGCATTTATTTCGTTCAATCGCGTGCGCGACCGCAAATCGATCGTGCCGTCGCGCAACTGGATCATGGATAGCGGTGCATTTAGCGAACTCGAGCGATTCGGAAAATATCGTGAATCGCCAGAGACTTACGCGAAAGAGGTTAATCGGATCGTAGCATTAAATCCGGCTGGATTGCAGGTAATCGTTTCGCAAGACTGGATGTGCGAACCGTTCATGCTCGAGCGCACCGGACTGCCAATCGGCGAACACCAGCGACTAACGATTGAACGATATGACGTGATCCGCAGCATGGTGCCGAACGTGCATGTGATGCCCGTTCTACAAGGCTACAAGATCACCGATTATTGCTCGCATCTGCAGCAATACGGCAATCGGTTATGGCCCGGCATGCACGTCGGTGTCGGTTCATTGTGCAAACGCAATGGGATCAAGCCCGACGAAATCATGGCCGTTGTTCGTAGCATCAAGCAACTGCGGCCAGATTTGAAACTGCATGGTTTCGGTTTGAAGAAAACGGCCTTACGCGAAGCTTTGATCCGTGACGCGCTCTATTCCGCCGACAGCATGGCGTGGTCATGGGCAGCTCGTCGGCGCGGCGGCGATGCGAATGACTGGCAGGAAGCCAAACGGTTCGCCGAGCGCATGGATACGATGGCGATCCAAGAAGGAATGGAGATATGAGTAGGCAACCGAAATACATCGATTACCTCTCTAGCATGGAGAAGGCTTGGGAATTGCTCGAACCGCTCTATGACGCCAAGCAAGCAGCTTGGCGCGAACTCAATTACGATGAGTTCATGGAAATCGGACGCCGGCTGAACGAATTGAGCGCAAAGATCACCAACGTGATCTTAGCCAACGCCGGAATCAACCCCGATGACTTTGCCGATTCGGTCGATGCTTTTGTCGCGCACGTCGCGCCACGCTCAAGGCGATCGCAATGAATGAGAAAAACGGTCGTAAACTAGCTTTGATGATTCGCGAGATCGGCGCGCTAACCCGTCAGCGCATCAGCGAACTGCCGGAAGGCGAGGATCGCGATATTGCCTGGGCGTGCATTATGGGAGCGATCCTTGGCGCCGGCATGAACAGCGGCGATCGAACCAAGATGATGCAGATGATCGACACTACCTTGATCGCGACGACCGGCGGTGGCCCTTACGACGTGCGCGCCGGGCGGCATTCAGGGCAATAGCGATGATTTGCTTGCGCGAGCGCGGACGCGAGCCGTGATGATACAGCTCGTGGAAATTCGCCTCGACGCTGCGGCCGCCATAGGGGAGTGGCATGACGGCACCATACACGCTATAATCGGCTTTGTCGCGTGGACAGGCGTCCATTGCGTCTCCATCGGCCGGTGCGTCGCCGGCCTGCACCTTGGCCGCCCCGTTCATCCGCCGGGGCGGTCATTTTCTTGGTACATACATGGAACTGTGGATAAGGCGCCCTCGAACGGAACCGGCACACCGTTGCAGAATTGCCACGCTGCGGGTCGGTTGCTCATCCTCCTCCCCAGCCCCACGTCCCTGTAGCCGCTGGCCCGCAACCCAATCGGAGCGATCATGTCCTGGCGATTAGCGCGCGGCCTCGAGCGATTGCGGCAGCAGGTCAATGCCAAGGCGCCGAACCGCTCGAAACGGTCGGACGGGACCATAGGCGACCGGGCCCATGCCGCCAGGGCGAGCGACCACAACCCGCGCGGCGGCATCGTCCATGCTTGGGATTGCACCCATCACCCCGGCGTCTGGGATGCCCATGCCTTCGCCGACCGGCTGCTGCGCTCGCGCGATCCGAGGATTAAATACCTGATTTCGAACCGCCGGATCGGCAGTGCCAAGCACGGCTGGAAATGGGCGCGGTACGGCGGCAGCAATCCGCATTCAGGGCATTTGCATATTTCGATTCACAGCAATCCTCACGCCGATAATGCCAAGGATTGGAGCATCTGATGGCGCATGAACAGCAGATCGAGGACGTAAAGCGCAGCGTCGGCCGGCTTATCGAGGCAATCAACGCGGATGGCGAGCTGTCCGACGAAGAAGCGCAGATTTGCGTCGATCTCGAGCAGTGGGTTGCCGATCGGTTTTCCGAGCTATTCGAGAAGCATGGCGTCGAGATTGGGGACGAAAGGGTCGATTGAGCACCGTCGATTGGATAACGCTGGTTGTGCTTATTGCGGTCGTTATGGGCGTCTTGATCGGACTGGCTTCGCGTTAGGGCGCGGATAGACCACATAGCTGAGCCATCCGAGCGGCAATTTATTGGTGCACGGATCGCGAACAGTCCAATTGAAGCCGAAAATCAATGGCGAAATATTGGATTGTTCCCACTCGAAGCCTTTTTTCTTGAGCCATTTATCCCAATCGATCA